GGAGCTTGACTTCGATGCTGAGTGCAGAATAGCACTAGCAGAGAATGCTAGCCCCGCTTGGGAACGAGCTGTTCGAAACCGCGTTCGTTGTCTATCGCTAGCGGTTTTCTCTTTTTCCGATGGGACTATGGTGGCTCAAGATGAAGCTGGGATAGAAAAGAGTGGAAGTTATAATACGACGTCCACTAATTCTAGAATAGCTATTTCTTTAGCTTGGTTATCCGGCAGCAGATATGCAATTGCTGTCGGTGATGACGCCATAGTGGAATATAAGCCGGACGCACCCCGTATCTACGAGTTGCTCGGACACCGCGTTAAACAGTATCGCTTATGTGATGCTCAAAGCGTGGAGTTCTGTAGCTCTCGAATTGATCTGATTACGTCAACCTGGCAGCCGACAACCTGGTCCAAGACTTTTTATCGATTCTTGTGCCAGGTTGAGGCTAAGGTTGACCGATCATTGTGGATGCAGTTCCAATATGTTCTCAGGTATTGCCCTCGTATGGAGGGGATACGTGACTGGTTGGAGAAGTCTGCCGAGGGGGAGGTCCGCGGCAGAAAAATATATGAGTGGAGCGCCGAAGATAACGTTATTACCTTCCCGGAAGAAGAGGACAACCCGGAAAAACAAACAGTCCCAACCTACCACCAATGCGAAGCAAGGAGGAAGCAGGAAAGCTCAGGGAGCTCTCCAGCTGCGGTCTAGTCAGACCGTTAACTTCATGTCAGCGGTTGAGTTCTCCATTTCCAAGGGAAGTACGCCAGGTGGCACACGTATACGTGGCAGAGAGATGGTTGCAGTGGTTGCCAACGGCGCCTCTACAGCTTTTAATGTCATGACTACTGTGCTTTATCCTACTACTTTCCAACGATTGGTTGCATTCAACGGGGTATTCGAGGAGTTCTTCTTTCATAGAGCCAATATCATCTACCAACCCTCATCAGGCACGCAAATGTCTGGTGCAGTTAGTTTGTGGGTTGATTACGACGCTCTTGATGCTGCTGAAACCGCCCAGGTAACAGCAGCCAGAAATATTTCCTACTCGATCTCTAATGTGTACGCTGTAAATGCGTGCCAAATGCTAGGATCACTTTGTCGCCTGAAAAGGTATTTGACAAGTAGTGCAACTGGTGTGACAGCGCTTCAAATACAGCAAGCTCAGATAAGAGTGGCAACGGAAGGCATACCTGCTCCGTTTACCAGCCCTGTTGGATACTTATTCATCTGGTATGACGTGGAGTTTTATGCTCCTAACTAGCTTGGTGCTAGAGGGTTCTCAAGAAATATCGATCATAAAGATTACCTATTGAGATGAAAGAGAGCGGTTCGTTAGAATGTGGCCGATAACCACTACCGATATGACGATGAGAGATCACGGTTCCCTAGAATCCAGATACGTGCGGCGGCGCTAACTGGTACCGATATAGGGAGAACGCCGGGCCACATCACAAAGGACATTTTCTGCTTTAGTACATGGATGGGTCCTAGCTGAGCCAAGAGAGCGAA